ATATAGCCGAATCCGCCGTGCGGCGCGACAGCATCAGAGATTTCATATACGCCGGTTGCCCCGATCTCAGTTTCTCCGAGCATAGACGCTTTAAGCGCGGCGCTCAGATTGTCAAATCCAAACGTAATTTCGCCGCCCATTACCGAGTTGTCATACTCGACAACGATATCATCGCCATACAGTTGATTAGAGTTACGCGTCCAAGTGATGTTTGCCTCAATCGCGTGGTCGCCAGTGACTTTTGTCCCGTACACGATCGCCGAGCCCGAGCCGCCTGATGCATAAGGCGCCCAAATCGGGTACCTCAATCCAATTGTTGCCATTTATTTAGTTCCTTTCAAGTGTTCGTCCCAAATTGCCGTCATTGCTTGCATAACAGGCTCACCCGACGCCTTATCAGCGTCATCAACCCAATGCGATGCGGCTGTTTTTTTTGTGCCATAATTTAAGATAAACGCCTTTTCAGCGTTTCGTATACCCTTTGAATCTTTACCTTGCGGGTATATGTCGATTGATCGAACATCTCCAGCGGTCTTAGGTTTTCGAGGATAGCCAATGCTCGAAATCATGTCGCCAGTGTCCCGATGCTTATGCCGTTCAGCCGATTGTTTCCATGCGGCCTTAACCTGTTCAGCGCCCGCAAGTATCATCCTGTCGGCCACTTCGCCATCAAGTTCGCCAAACTTTTTCATTTCGGCAAGCAATTCATCAAACCCATCCATCTCAAACCGCGCCATCAAATCACCCCATACCATGTCTGACTCAGGTGCCCAATGTCAGGGTCACCCACGTCTGTCTCATCAACCAGGTTAAAGTCAATCGCTTCGAGCGCGGTCGTGACTGTGGATTTCAATGTCAGGTAGGATGTCTCTGACCATATTTCCACATACACGGTATACTCACGGTCGGTCGATTTGTCTGAGCCGTAAACAACAGGATGCGTGCGTGTGGTATACGTTATGTACTGTGCGGGTGCTTCGGTCGCGCCCACCCACGTCCCGAGAAACACGGGAACGCCGACATCTGACAGTGCTGACTTAATCTTTGTTTGTATATCCATTGTCATGCCCTCGCACAGGTCAGTTCGATACGCCCCAGCCCGACCTGGTATGCCCGCTCGATGTTATACACGGTGTTGTTGTATTCGACCTCGGTTGCACCATTCCAGTCATCAGCGTTTATGACCAGCACCATGTCGAGGCGTTTACCCTGCGCGTCGGCTGCATAGTACTCAGACTGCCTGACTGATTTTTGGTCGGCGTAGACCTCCACAGTGCTAACCGATTTTGATGGGAACCCGTCTGAGTCAGCTGTTACCGTCAGGGTTCGCAGCTTAACGACATGCTCCATTCTCATATGGTCGCCTCATATCCATATCCAAGGCTGCGCCGTAATTCATCGGCCTTTTCCCTGTATTCCTCGGCGCATCGGGCAGACTCGTTTGGCTCCATCGCAAACCGCCATCTCGCGTAGCGTTTTACTGCGTCCAGTATGTGCATGTCTGCTTCGTCAGCGACCGTTTCTGCCGGGAGGCCGAGCCGAATCAAATCAGCCCGGCACTCCTCAACAGTGTCAGTTAATTCCTGGATGATATCTGATGCGGTCGATGTGAGCCGCACCGCCCGTTTGATTTTGGCAAGATAGCCCACTCCGACCGCCATCTAAATCACTCCTTATACGATCATGTAGATGTCGAAATCTGCAGCGCTGTTCGGCGATCCATTGAGCGCGAACACGTTATTTTCGAGTTCCTCCACGTCGGCGGTCACGGTGCCGCTGTCATCCGTGCCGTTAAACAGGTTCGCGAGCACCATCGTTGCATCGGACAGCATGTAAGGCAGTCCGATTTTGGTTCCCCAGCCGACAGACACTTCGTCGCACACGCCTGCCTGGGTCGATGTGTCGATAGTGCCCAGTACCAAATCCCCGTCGCCGTTATCGCTGACCGTAAGATTCACTGTGGTATCGCTGTTTTCGTTAATCAGACGTTCGATGATAACGTTGGCAGTCGACGGGGTCGCTGCGTAAGCGGCTGCAAACGTCGCATCTGCGTTCAAAACAGCCGCGATCCGGGTCGCCGCGTGCGCGGTGGTATCGGACTGACCAGCCGTGAAAACGCATGTGATATCATACGGATCTCCGGTTGCCGCAGACGTAAACTCCAGCACGGAAGTACCGGCAGTGGTGGATGTTGAAACAGCCACGGTAGACTGATGTTTCGCGCCGGCATTTTGCTGGATCGGCAGGTCAATTTTGGTAATGCTTGCGAACGCCTTAGCGCCTGTCGCCGTGGTGGTTTCGTTTGTGGTGATCGTTTCGTCAATCGCTTCGCCCGCGATGTTCAGGCCGTATACTTTGATGTCCTTTTTCACGCCGCTATTGTTGGCGTCTACCTGCACATTACGCGGGGTGTCAGCATTTGCACCGACAGGAATTACCGCAAGCTGTGCCGCTGCACCAAGTTTTGTGAACGGCAGGATGTTGATGGTGGACGCCGCCGCAAGGTCGGCCCCATCGACGTGGTAATGGGCCAGGAAAGCCCGGTCTACGGCAAAGTTATTCGCGTCCGTCGCGATCCGCCCGATTTTCGGGTTAAATGGTACACGATGTTCTCCCATGTCATTCTCCTTCTGGGTGGTTAGTTAGCCATCCCTTAAGCCTTTTTCACGCGCAGGAAACCGTTGGCAGCGACAACATTGCCGCCGACAAACACGGAGGCGCGATGAGCGATCATGCCCACGTTGAACTTGAAGTCGTCAGAACGTTTGACTTCCATCGGGCTGAACACGGTCAGCAGGTAGTTGGACAGCGGGCCGTATGCCATCGCAAAGTCGCCCTGAACGGTTGCGGAAGCGGAAATCGCTTTGCAAGCGGAGTTCAGGATGTACGGAACACCGTCAATCGTCCCGACATTACCGCCGGGCTTGATGTCGTAAATCTTGCGACCGTTGGAATCACGGAGCATTGCAAATTCTTTCAGGTCATCTTTGTTCAGGATCAGCACAGCCGCGTCCTCGGTGTCTTCGTCACCGCCGAATGAAAAGATAATCTCGTCCAGGGTGTCCTCGTTGATCTCGGAAATGGGTAGGTCGGTTGCCGCGTCAATCGCGGTTGCGTCATTGTCAAAGATGCCGACAAGGTGATTCGTATCTCCGTCACCGACCAGGATTTCCTTGGTGATTTTCTTCCGCACAGCCAGCGGTACGCCCTGCATGACGATGTTGGCATAGTCAGCGGCGGGCAGTTTTTCAAGCTCCTCAGTGAACTCCGCATACGCTGTCACTTTCGCCTTGGCGATGGTCGCGGACGCAAAGACAGGCTCGGCAGCGGCATAAGCGATGCCCTCAGTCTTGTAGTCGCCGGTGCCGTAGCTTGCGAGATACGGCTGCTCAAAAGATTCGCCGCCGGGCAGGTTCAAGGAACGTACGCGGTCGATCAGGGATGAGACCTCATTGAAGGTCGGGTTGACATTGGCGGCCTGCGCTTCGTGCAGCAGAACGCCGGTGGAGACCACGGTGACAGAGCGGTTTTCCTTCAGGTCCTGGCCGCGCTTTTCGATTTCTTGTTTTTCCATGTCGGGTTCAACCTTTCTTTCTTCCACAATTTTGTCAGGCTTCTTTCCTGCGGTCAGGTCCAGCGCAGTCTGTTTGCGCGCTTCCAAGTCTTTCAGCTCGGCCTTGCGGGTCAGCAGGCCCTTCTTTTCCTCGGCGGCCTTCTCCACCGCTTCGGCTTCGGTCGCCTCGCGGACTTCCATGTCCAGCGCGGCCAGTCGTTCCTCCACTTGCTGGAGGTTCATTTCATCCAAATTCATATCTTTACTCCCTTGTAAAAGTATTTCGCCTTGGCCAGTTCCAGTTCCCTCTGCCGCCGCGCCAACTCCTGGCGCTCCGCTTCGATCACTCCGTCGAAGTAGGACCGGGCAGATATTTCCGTCCCGGGATTAGCCGGGATTGAAACCGCTGATACGTCGTAAACCTTGCGGATGCGCTTGATGACGCGCGTCCGGTTCGACTTGTCGTATTCGTCCTTGTCCACGGTGAAGGCCCATGACATCTGGGTAATCAGCCCGCTGGTGATATCCTCGTGCAGTTCACGCGCCGCACTGGAGCGGCTCAAATCAGCATAGGTAAACAGCCCGTGGTCGTCCGACTCGATGCCCAGCGTCCTGTTGCTGGTCCGCGCCCGGACACGTCCCTGATGGTCCAACTGCATGATGACGTCGCTGACATCCGCCCCGTCCAGGGCGCCGCGGTCGATCACCTCGAAGTATTTGTTGCCTTCACTTTCAAACAACACATAGGGGTCGTTAAAAGTCGTTGCGTACCCTTCCACATAAAAGTCCGTCTGCAGGCGTTTCTGTTCAGACGGCTTCATCAGGGACATGGCACGATATTCTCTATTCGGTTTGACTGGCATCTTCCTCACCTTTCGTTAGTTGTTTGTCGATATTGTTGTCATTAACCACAGCGGTATCGAGTCTCCGAAGCGGCACATCCCCGCCCTCAATCGGGCCGAGATTAAGCACCTGCCGCCACTCGTTTGGAGTAAGCGACCCCCTGTCGACCATCTGCACCAGTGCCAGTTTGTTAGCCATCGACATGTACTGCATGCGGCTCGATTCAAATATGATTTCATTGCCGAATCCCCGCTGCCTGTCGGTGAACATCTTGTAAGTCAGTTCTGCGCTCATGGCAATGAGGAACGGTTCAATCGCGCTGTCGTAAAATGCCTCCCACGCGTCGCCGTGCAGTTTGCCTTGGATAGCGTCCTCGCTGACCCCGAAGTATCTGTAGATGTTC